AGGCCGTGAAATGGGTCATTGCTATTGGCTCCGCGGCGAAGCTCGCATTTTTAGGTCTGCCGAGGAGGCTCGCTGGAATCTTAAAGACCATGACTGATGAAAAAGAAATCGAACTCTTATTGCTCTCGGAGATCCGCAACATCATACGTCGCGAATTGGAGGCGCCGCTTGCAAAATCTAAACATGCTCGCAGAAAAAGTTCCAAGAGAGGTATGGCAGGCCATCTGGAAGCTACCGGATGAGATCTCCATTCCGGACTGGGCTGAAAAAAATATCATCCTTTCCGAAAAGATGGCCGCCGAGCCAGGACCGCTCCGCATTTCCCGCACGCCCTACATTCGAGGTCCACTCGAGGCGCTTCAGAATGTTTTCATTGAGCAGATCGTTCTCGTTTGGGGCCGTCAGCTTGGGAAATCAACCGGAGTCCAATATACTTTCGCCTGTTATGTCGTCGCTCAGGATCCTGGTCCTGCGACCTTTCTTCTTCCCACGCGTGATAAAGCAAAAGAGATTTCCGAGACCAAGCTCGACCCAATCTTCCGTGCCTGTCCCGAGGTCCTCAACCGGATGCCCGGTAATCCGGATGATTATACGAAGTTAAGGATGAATTTTCAGACGATGATTTTTGCAATGGCCTGGGCGGGTTCCGATACACAGACTACCACACGCTCGAACCGATATCTTTTTGTTGATGAGGCGGATGAAATCAAAAAAAACATCGGTGAAAATGCAATAGAGCCGATTAAAGGAATCCGGCAAACCATGACAACTTTCTCCAATCGAAAGGAAATCGACACAGGCACTCCCACGACTCCAGAAGGAAACATCTGGGAGGCTTTGAAGCAATGCCAGCTCGTGTTTGAATATTGGATCCCATGCTCTCGCTGCGGCGTCTATCAAATCCTCTACTGGGAAAATATAAAATTCGGAGATAATCATGATCCAATCATCGTGGAAGAGATGGCCTATTATGAATGCGAGGCCTGTCATGGGCATATTTCGAATATCGATAAGATCAGAATGCTCACCAAAGGCCAATGGAGGGCGAGGGTCACGCCGGATCCCTGCGACCAGATTCTAAAAAATATTCGGACGCAGATCGAGGAGACCATCTCCTTGGACGATGCCCTTAAAACCAAACGCTATAAACAGATCGGTTTCCATCTTCCCAAATGGTATTCACCTTTTTCCGGCGGCACATTCGGAATCATCGCGAAGGAATTTCTCGAAGCCAACAAGGCATTGAAGGAGGGCGATGATTTCGCGCCCATGCGAAACTGGAGAATGTATAATGCGGCCCTGCCATGGCAGCAGGTGGCCATCTCCGAGAGTCAACTCGAGCTCGTCAAAAACGAGATTTCACTTCCTCAGCTCATCTGCCCGCATGGAACGATTGCTCTTACAATGGGCATCGATCCCGGCCAGGGCGGTTTCTGGTATGCTGTCATCGCCTGGAAAAACGATTACGGCCCCCATTTAGTTCACCATGGATGGACATCAGGCGATTATGAAACCTCCGAGATAGAAAACATCGTCAGGTCCGCCGTCTATCAGGTCCAGGAGGAAACAAGACAACTCCCTATCTGGAGAATCGGAATCGATACAGGCGGTGGCGAATATTCCGGAGCCGATATGACTATGACCGCAGCGGCCTATGAATGGATCCGTCGGATGCACATGAGAGGCTTATTTGGGACAAAAGGACTCTCGAGAGATATTCCGAAACGATTGAGACAGAGCCGGATTGATAAAATGCCGGGCGATAAAGGGATCAAGATCCCTGGTGGCCTCACGCTCATCGAAATCAATACCGATGCGATGAAAGATCTCATCTGGTTTCGTCTCAATCGAAACGTAATCCAATGTCCTAACTGCAAAAAAAATAATCGTTACCGTCTCGATAATTTTAATTCCGATCTTCCATTGAGCTGCTTCGGCTGTGGCATGGAGTTACCCAAGAAGCCTGTTAATGGTCTTTTCACGTTTCATCAAGATGTCGGTGAGGAATATCTTCGCCATCTGCTCTCAGAAGAAAACAGGATGAATAAGGATGGAAAATGGGAATGGGTTAAAACCCGCCAAGCTAACCATCTCCTCGATTGCACAGCGATCGCCTTTGCCATGGCTGATTCGGAATTCGATGGTGGAATCCGGGTCATAAAAAGACCAGCAGCTGCATCCCCGGCCGATCCAAATGCAATGATGCCTATGAATCCGATCACTCAAAAAAACAAAGGGGATTGGATGAAAGGATGGTAAGATTATGAAGGAATGGAATACAATAACATTAAGGAATTCGAATTTTTCAAATACCTATGGAGGTCTTAGCTTGGTACAATACAAGGATAAAAAATATCTTTGCATGGATGATTGTTTTGGACCATCGTATTTCGGGCCATTAAATCAAGAAGAGATATCAGCATTTGATATTTTATGCAGAATTCCATTGGCTAAAAAAGAAAAATGAAGAAAAAAAATTCCAAAGCAAAGGAGGATAAGATGACAGGATGGCTTACTGGATGGAAAAAAATCGGTCTTTATATCGATTACACGCCAGAGATGGCGAAGTTTTATCATAAAAAATTTGGTCTCCCGATCACACGCTCTCCGGGTGGAAAACCAATGGCTCTCCCAAAAAAATTGGATGAATGGCTTGAAAAGCGTAATTTTACCCACAAAACATCTTGATTTTCCCCCTATTTTTACCCAATTTTACCTGCTTCCTCCTCATTTGACAATACTTTTCGTTTAGTATAATGCTACCTAAAACATAAACGAGCAATTTAATATTTTAAACTTCCGTTTTCTAAAATGATTGAAGGAGATCTTACGAACTGAACATTCCCTCCACCCTCCGGGCCGGCGACACGATCGAGTGGGATGAGTCCTATCCCACGATAGGAGACGATTCCTATAAAGCCTCTGACGGCTGGACCCTCGCCTTCGACCTCACGAAATACGGCCAATCGCTCATTACCATCACAGCCTCCGCCGACGGCGACGACTATGCCATCTCTGTCGCGGCAGCGACGACCCGCTCCTGGGTGAAAGGAATTTATTCTTATCAGGCTTACGTCTACAAAGAGAGCGGAACGCCCCCGGTCATCAGCGAGAAATACACACTCGAGTCGGGCCAGATCGAGATTCTTCCGGATATCACCCAAGCAATATCTACAACTGATCTTAGATCGCATGCAAAGAAGGTTCTCGATTCAATCGAAGCTATGCTTGAGGGAAGGACTAGCGATGTAATCAATTATTCAATCGGGGGCAGATCTGTTGTGAAGATGAGCCCGGAAGAGCTGATTAAGTGGCGAAGTTTTTATAAGACCGAATACGAGCGCGAAAAAGAGGCCGAGAGTATTGCTAAGGGCCTTGATAGCCCGAGAAGGATCGGCGTGAGGTTTAATAAAATCTAAATGGAAAACCAGGCTTTTAACGATCTCATCAAGGCAATCAAAAATTCTCCATCCTCTGTTGGACATGAAATCCTCCAGGAATACCGCAAAACTCAGGAGAAAAAGACCGTTTTTCGCATGTATGCGGGCGCGAAACAGTCGCGTTTGACATCCGGATGGGGCCAGACCGTGACCAGCGCCGATTCCGAGCTCTCCACGAGCCTTCGTGTTTTAAGGGCCCGAAGCCGGACGCTCATGCGTGATGCTCCCTATGCCAAGCGGGCCAAGGTCATCGTGGTCAACAACGTCGTCGGTGCCGGGATCGGCATGCAGGCCCAGGTCAAAGGCCTAAATGACAGGCTTGATAACCGCATCAATGACAATATCGAGGCAGCCTGGGAGGAATGGATCATGGGGAGCCGCTGCCATACTGGCGGGGCGCTCCATTTTGCTGACATCGAGCGCATGGCTATGGGCCAGATCTTCGAGACGGGGGAGATGTTTCTCCGCAAGCATTACCAGAAATTCGGCGATTCGGCTGTTCCCCTGGCCCTCGAGACCATCGAGCCAGAAAGAGTGATCGATGAATTCCAGCCATCCGCAATCATGCCAGGTGGCGTGGTCCGAATGGGGATCGAATCCGATGAATTTCGCAGGCCGGTGGCTTATTGGATCAGGCGCCTTCATCCCGGGGAAATCCGTTATTCCGCCCAGGAGACAGATGCCATCGAGCGCGTGCCGGCAGATCAGATTATTCATCTCCGAATTATAGACCGCTGGCCGCAGACCCGCGGTGAGCCATGGCTCCACGCCGTCATCCGGAAATTAAACGATGTCGATGGCTATTCCGAGGCCGAGATCATCGCCGCCAGGGCGGCTGCATGCTATATGGGCATTATTGAGACAGAGCAGGATTATGGCGAAAAAACCGAGACCGAATCCCGCGAGATCACGCTCGAGCCCGGTGTCGTCGAAAAGCTCTCGCCCCGCGAAAAATTCAATTTTGTCAAGCCCGATCGTCCGAA